TTAATGAATATTTAATTATTCGTAATACTTAAAATTAAGTTTTCTAAGTTATCTATAGATGAATCCCGAAATCATTGAAATAAGCGAATTAAATTCTTCAAACTTTGGTGGAGGTATTGAATTACTTATGAATGATAAAAAAGTATTCAATGAAATAAAAATCGACGATCTTACAAATCTCGAGAACGAATTGAATGACCTGGTCGCCGACACCAAGACGAGTTTTGATTCTAATATTTTCACACCATTTTCTCTCGACACTCCAACCGAAGATAAACTTTCTGTGTCTTTTTCGGAATTGAAGCCAGTGGATACCATATTCGAACCACAAATAAAACCTTCTACGCCTATTTCTGTATCAAAATTAGGGGAATCAACCTCTCAAACAAGTGAACCCAAAACCTGGGATGGTTTTGGAAAACTTAATAACGATCCAATCCAATCAGAAAGTCCTCCACAAATTTCTAAAGAAGAAATGCTACGAGAAAAACTAAAAATTCTTCGGAAGTTGGAAGGGTTGGAAGCAAAAGGCGTTTCTTTGTCAAAAAAATACAATATGGAATCATCTCTACTCGAAATGCAGGGAGAATATGAGCTCATATTGGAAGAAAAAAATAAACAAAATGCTGTCAAATTTCAAGGAAATATGATGATGGCGGTTATAAATGGAATTGAATTCCTTAATAATAAATTCGATCCATTTGATGTAAAATTAGAAGGCTGGGGTGAGCAAATAAACGAAAATATTCAAGATTATGATGAAATATTCGCAGAACTTCATGAAAAATATAAATCAAAGGCAAAGATTGCCCCCGAACTAAAGCTTTTATTTCAATTAGCCGGAAGCGGTATTATGATCCATATGACAAATAGTATGTTCAAAAGTTCTATGCCCGGAATGGATGACATCTTGCGCCAAAACCCAGACTTGATGAAACAATTTCAAAATGCCGCTGTAAATTCCATGGGGAATAATCCCGGATTTTCTGGATTTATGAATGGATTAATGAACCCAACTTCTTCGCCAACATATGATATGGGTGGACCACCCCCGCCGTTGGCAACACAAGACCACTCATTTAGTTCTAGACCAAATACTAATCCCACCTTTACAATGCCAAATCCAAAAAATAGTATTTCTGCGGCCCTAGATTCTGGGAGAGAAAGACCTGATATGAGAGGGCCTACAGATATATCCGAATTATTGTCTGGATTAAAATCAAAAACAATAAATATTCAAGAACAATCAAACAGTACAATAAGTATAAATGACCTTAAAGATTTAAATGGGGAAAATATACCGAAAAAAAGTCGTAGGAAAAAATCAGATAAAAATGTGATTAATTTAATTTAATTTTCGAAGTAAATCTTCGCGGTTTTCGTTTACGAGTGCGACCTCCTCGCGTTACTTGAAATCCTTCCCAAATTTCACCCATCAATTTTAACCTGTTTTTACAACTTAATTTTTCAGACAAAGACTCCTTTTTTGTAACAATACAATTTATATAGCTGTTGAAATTTGCCACGAAATCTGTCTCATCGGTTTGAACGCGTTTCATTAAAATGTAGAAATTGCCTCTTAAGTTTTTAGAAATTTTTTCCTTTACTAATTCGTGATCAGCATTATAATCCACTTCATATAAATCTACGCTGGATTTATCAAGTACAAGAACCCCCCCGACGATTTGATAAAGATTTGCTGTATTCGCATTAGTTCCGCTATATCCAGAAATCTCATACCCTGGTATCTTTTTAAATAATAATTCATTGATGTAATTTATATTTTCACGTATTATATCGTCTATTTTTTGAAGTTCTGTAAAATTACTCCCATTTAAAATATCCGGTATTTTTTTCGAACTTTTATTATTATATTTAATCCTATATTTTCTAAATTCTTCAAAGACTGATTCAAAAAGAGATCTGGAAAAGAAAAAAAGTTTTTTTAAAAATTCTTTGTACACTTCGTACAATTTATTTTTTATAAAACTGAATGATACCAGGTAACTTTTAAACTCTTTTATTTTTGATAAATCCTCTATCAGATTTGGTTTCCCTTTTAATAGTTTATTTAATAATTTTATATTTTCTAGCATTATTTCGTCTGGAATTTTTGAAACTATTTTTAGAAATAAATCGTATATTGTTTTTAATTCAATATTAAAAATAAAAAAGGGTAAACTTGATCCTATAGAGTCCCCAAATATAAACTTACTCGTTACCTTAATTTTTTTATTATCAGTATTGTTTATTATTAAATTAAATGTAGGGTAATCCTTCGTACCCTTTACCTTCGTAGAACCTTTTACGGGCACAACCTTTAATTTATCTAGATATTCATTTTTTTCATTTGTCATGGCTTCATTATCTTCCATTATTATTAAGTGTTATTATAAAATCTCATGTATGTACTATGTTGTTGTTGTATTTCTTTATTTTTTTTAGATTTTTCTAAAATAAGTATAGCTTTGTTTAATTCTTCGTCTGTAACATCATCATCGATAACTATTTTTTGATATTTTTTAGGAACACAGCAATAATTACTTTCATAATTTAATAAAAAATCTGAAGTCACTATAAATAATAAAGTAAGAAATATAGAAATAAGAACATCTCTTGTACCCATCCATGAAATAGCAAAAATGATGATATCTCTACTCATTTTAGTTTTTAAAATATTTTCGGCGGATTTGCTCAATGTTATCGGTATTAGTTTGCCCCCTATATTTAATATGATAATAATTAGTCCGGCAAAAATTTTGCTTTCATTGATATTTTTTATGAACATATTCAAAAATTCAAACATTTTATATAATTATATTTTATAGTAATTTTCTTTAGAATAAGGAACTGTTTGGATATTTGGTGTATTAGGAACAATTACCATTACTTTTGATGATTTTGGGCGTATTAGTTCACTTACCTGGACAACATTTACACCATCTCTCTTGGATTTTTTATACAAATTTTTATCATATTTTTTAAATAAAAAATTATCATCATGTTTTTTATCTATTGTTTTTTTAACAACTTCTCCAATGGGAAGCGCTTCATCTTTTTCTTCTATAATTTTATTTACCGGAGGCTTGACTTTTTTTTTATTTTGAGACAACAAAATAATAACAATAAGCAACAATATAGCTAATAATATACTATCTAGAGAAATAATTACTAACGATATTACTAAGATAAATCTGCCCAATTTATTATTATATGTTGTGTCAAAAAAACCCGGATTTAAAAAAAATAATGATACCAATATTATGAAAAGAAAAAATGAAATATTCATATATTCCACTAATAAATTAATTTCATTTTGTTACAAAAATAATTATCTCAATTTTAATTAGATGTCTTTAGCAATGTATGCTTGTCCTTATGATTCTCCTCCCCCATTATTATCAACTGATTTTGAAAAAAACAATCAAAATAAAAAAACTTCTAGACCAAAGACCCAAAAAAATATGAATTTCGAAAAAGTTAATGATGTATTACTTTCTATCAATGAGGAAACTTTATCCGAATTTAAAGGAATAGACGAAGAAGTTGATATTGAAAAAATACAAAAAAATGAATATAAAGGAGTGGCAAACTATCATAAAAATATTATTCCATCCTATATTGAAACGGCAAAACCAAATCGCCAAGAACCACGCGACGTATTGATTGATAAAGTAAATTACATAATAGGTTTGTTAGAAAATCAACGAGACGAAAAAACAAATAACGTGGTCGAAGATCTCATTATTTATGCCTTATTAGGATGTTTTATCATATTTATTATAGACAAGTTTGTGAGTGTTGGTAAATATGTTCGTTAAACTAAGTAATTGTAAAAATCACTCTTTTTTTCATTTTCCATATTTCTAATATTAACTTCTAATCTGTACATTTCTTTACATAACATCAAAACAGCTGTTGGCGGATTGGCGTATAAAAGTAATCCACATCCCCCATATATTATGGAAGATGTATGAAAATATTCTTCTTTGTGATCTTTTACTCTGTATTTATATGCGTTTATTCCTCGCATAAATCCTATACTAGCCCACGCAGTATATAATGGTACATATATTGTTTTAAAATGCTTCATTAATGTTTTATACAAAAATCCTTTAAATAATATTTGATATACTCAAACATTATTTACATTACGATAGATGGACAGCATATTTTGTTGTTTTTTTCCTTGTCATTAAACCATTGTTTTAAATCGCTAGAATTTTGATATCCTCTATTTATTACATTTGTGTTTCCATTCAGAAGTGCGTTTTTGGTATTGTGATTAATAATTACATCCGAATTTTTCTGTAGATAATTACGATACCCCCAACTTGTATTTAATTGATCTTTTGTGCGTATTGTTTCATTTAGATTACATTCCCATGGAATTTGTTTTAATGTTCCACTCGGATAATTTTTATACGAAGAATAATCGATCCAACTCATATACTATTTGGATAAAATTATGAGAGTAAATCAATTAAATCTTTTTTTTTCAATTTACCCCCTTTCTCTTTGCTTGTTAAATTCTTTTCAACCGCAATATCGAGTAATTTTGATACCGACAATTTTTTATAGTCAACTTCTGATTCTACGTGTTCTACCTGCTCTACATGTTCTGCCTGCTCTACCGGCTCCACTACTTCCCCTGGTTCCACTAGTTCTGGTTCTATTAAATCAACCATTTCATTTACATCGAGCATATCTGTTTTGGTTATTTCAAAAAAATCGATAACCCCATTTGTATCATCATCTGAATCCGAGTCCGAGTCCGACTCCGAATCACTTTCATTTGATATATCTATTTTTTCATATACTGGTTCACTTGGTGTTTTTAAATTTGTTATCTCAATAGCCATCGAAGAAACCACACTCAAGAGAGATGTTATTTTGTGATTCTGCTCCTTTATTTTTTGCATAACTATCATGTATAACATACTGATTAAACCGATAATTATCAAAAGCTTAATAAAATTAACCATTCCAGAATCAAATAATCCCATTATTATATATAATATTAAATATTTTATTACCAAACGAATTTTTAAGATCGAGACATTTTTATGATTTCTTCCGGATAATTCATGTCATTTAAGATTTTTACTCCACCCTTTACTCTGGAAACACCTTCTACTAATTTATATGTATATTCAAAAGTATCATTTATTTCTAATGTTTCCATTTTGTAATTT